CAAGCGGCGCAGCAGTACCTTTACCTCGCCTCGGAAGTCAGAATCAATGACGCCCTGAAACGCTTCGACTCCGTGAGCGAAGGCAAGCCCGCTTCTCGGGGCGATCCTCATCATGTACCCAGGCGGAATCTCAAACGACAGCCCTGTGCCGACGACGATTCGACTGCCTTGGTATAGATAGTCTCCGCGCATTTCGCCGATGACCGTCGCCGCATACAGGTCGAAGCACGCAGCCCCTTCGGTTGCATAGAACGGCATCCGTGCATCCGGGTGCATCCGTTTCACTTTGATCTTCATTCCAGCTCCTTCCATCAAGAATCGTTTGTCAAAAATCGCCGTTCATGGTCATCATTTGGGCTCGCTACACAATGTCGTGACGCCGTAGGTTTCAACCACATACCGGTTGGGCTTCGCAACCACGCGCACGTCGGCCTTGAGCTTGTTCAGAGCCCTGGTGACTGATCGAGTCCAATGCCCGCCGTCAGGGTCAATTTCGCGCAGATGGTCAATCAGCTCGCGCGCGATCCAATAGCCACCTTCATCTCGCCGCGCCAGCCAGATCGCACGACTGCGCTCGCGGGCATCCATCGCCATGCGCTGCTTCTATCCAGGCAGTTGTCGCTGCCGTTCGATCGCATCGGCAGTGCTCATGGCGCAACTTCCAGCCGATACACCTGCTGCCGCCGCATGCGAACCGCGACCTCGCGCAGCGCAAGCTCCATCTGCCTAGGCGTCGAATTGGCGACAAGCTGATCGTGAATGTCGAGCATCGTTGCCAGTGCCTGAAGCTCAGGCCCGGTGGCGACCATGCGCCCGGTGCGCATGCCGCGCGCTTGGATGTGCATCAGGGCTTCCTGTGCGTCCTGCACAACGGGCACGAGGAAGTCCGCGTCGCTTGAGCCCTTACCGTCGCGCTTGGCTACCTTGTCGATCTGTTCCGCCCGCACGAGGCAGACGTTCGCAATGATTGCCAACGTGTCGAAGTCCCCGGCTTCTTCGCTAGCCGTTCCGGTACGAAGTGCCTCATACGCAAGGTGCCCAGGCAGTTGCAGCTTTGTTTGCTCGGCTTCATCGAAAGCGATAACACCAGAGATTGCTCGCAGCGGCGCAGTGGGCGATGCAGCCCAGCGGCGTTTTTGCGGGCGCTTCTTTGTCCGTCCGGCCATCATTCGCCCCCTTCCTGTTTCATGCTCACCAGCTTTTCAAGGTAGTGCATGGCTTTCTGCAAGTCTTGCAGTTCGTCGCCCTTCCGACCTGCGCGCGCTAGGTACTTGATCGCGTTGCCGCGCAGGAAGCCCTCGAACTCTGCCTCGCTCATCCATGACTGCATCGCAGACCACGGCTGCACCGACAACTCCTTATAGTGGTTGCCTCCGACCTGGTAGGCGTCGGCTGTTTTCACCAGCGATTCAAAGCGTTTCCGCTCAGTCATGTGCTATCTCCAAGGTAGTCAGCTAATAAAAACTCGTTTTTGCGTTTGAAGTCACATCTCGATCATTTCAGGACACCAGGTCGCGGCGACGATGTTTGCGAATCCTAGGTATTGCAGACACTTAAGCGCGTCGCCATCTGCACGAACCTTTGCGCGAAACGAATCAAGGTCTCCAGAGAAGCATCCGGCCTCAATCCAGGGGCCGCCCTCGACGTTGAAAGCGTATACCGTTCGATTGGCACTGCCGGCGCCGGACAATGCCAGCATCGGATAGCCTGGCTTTGCGCGCTTCCCGTTGAAAATGCACCTTTGGCCGAATCTACAGCGACCACTGAACCAGCACCAAATGCCGAAGCTGCAATGACCGCTGAAACGGCACCACATGCCGAATCTGCAACTACCGCCGAAACTGCAACCACCGCCGAAGCAACACGACTCTCCGAAGCTGCAATACTCGCCGAAGCTGCAATGGCCGCCAAAGCCGCAACATTCGCCAAAGCTGCACCCAACGCCAAAGCTGCAAGACCTACCGAATCTGCAAGACCTACCGAAGCTGCGCCCAGCGCTAAAGATGCAAAACTTGCCAAAGCTACAACGCTCGTATAACTTTTCTATTTGCGAGTAGTCCCCGGTAGGGCATCGTTTGATGCCGTCGACTACTGGGAGCGCATCAAACTCATCTTGTGTAATAACTCTCATCTTGTGTTTCACCATTTTGTGGCCGCTCCGTTAGTGCGTTAATCAGTACGTTTGTAATACGACATTCCGCGAAGCTGATATTAGTTATCTCGCCCTATGCGGCCGTCGCAATCAACGCAGCTTATGCAGTCGAGACCGCCGAAACAGCCAGTGCAACCAGTGCAGCCAGTGCAGCCGAAACAGCTAATGCAATTTGCGCATCCGGTGCATCCGGTGCATCAGACAGAGTCTGTACAGTCGGCACATCCGGCGCAGCCTACGCAGTAGGCACAGCCGATGCAGTTTGTGCAGTCGGAACAACCAATGCATCCGATGCAGTTGGTACAGTCGACGCATCCAGCGTCGTCGAGCGCCATACAGCGGCAATCTGCTTCAGCCTGACTACTGATGCTCCAAGAGCTATTCCCATGTTGGGATACACTGGATACATATCGCATGGTTACTACCTCCTAGTTGTTAGCATCATCAAACTCAGATTGTGATATGGCCTCTACACGTCCATCGCAGTGATACAGCCGATTTCCAACGCGGCTCGGTAGAGAAAACGCAACCAGCCGTGAAGGGTTCATGCCAGGAATAGGGCGCAGGTCTGCGCCGTCGTATGCGTCATTGCTAGATGCGTTGACGAATGTCCGAATTTTGGCGACGGCTGCGTTTTCTTCCCTGTATGCTTTGCGCGTGGTCAGCGACACCGTATATACCCCACCTGCACCCTTATCCATGCTGATTAGTCCACATACGCTCATTGAGAGCAGTTCTTCGCGCACTCTTTCTAGCTTCCTGACTACCCCCAACATATCTGCCACTTGTCTGACTGTCGCAGTTCCCCCTAATCTACCGATGATCGACAGGTATCTTGATTCCGATTCAGTGAGTTTCTCTTTAGCCATGATTTCTGCTGATCTGTTAACGGTTTAAGGTGCGCGGCATCGCAATGTGACGCCGTAGACTTCAATGCCGATCATTGACGGCTTGGAAACAACACAGCCATCACGCACTAGAGCATTGAGCGTTCGCACCACGTTCCGCTTGTGATAGGTGCCGCCCGGATCGTTCTCGCGCAGATGTGCGAGTAGCTCCCGAGCACTCCAATACCCGCCCTCATCGCGCAATGTCTGCCAGATGCGCTCTTGTATCGATGTAGTCATGACAACGCCTCAACAATCTCATCTTCTATCCGATCGCGCTCACGGTTGTTGAGCTTTTTCTCAAGCCACGGCGCAGGTCTACCGAGTCGGTCTAGGATGTAATACTCAATGTCAGGCGGAGACGGTGGACGCCAAAAATAAGCCTCGCCACCCATGCATCCAAGGTCGGCTGGTGCGAAATACGTCACGCGCACAACGCAGGGTATGCCTGCCACGCGGGTTTCGATGTCCATCACAGCCACCCCGCAGCGATGCACGAGACAACGACAACGATCATGGCAAGCATGAAAGCCGTCATGCGTCCCTCTGTTAGAAACTCGCGCCGCCCAGTGTCTTTTCGAAGAAGCGCATCCTGAAGCAGACTGGCATCGCTGTCTATTCCGTAGCGCTGGAGTTTTTGGTAGTAGGCAGAACCGATCTTTATGCCTTTCTTTGTCTTGTATGGTGTTCCCATTGCTTGCTCCTGTTGCTTTTGATCCCGCAGCATCCCGTCGCTACGTTTACGCTAGTATACTACAAATCGCCAGCAAACTCTAGAGGACGCGAGAATAAAGTGTAAAAGTTGGTAACAAGGCAACCCTTGTTTCCCGTGCGCTACCGGTGTAAACTCGGGCTATGACTGACGAAGAAATCATCCATGCAGCCGTTGCCAGATGCGGCGGCACCGTCCGAGCGCTGGCCCGAGTCCTTGGCGTGAAGCCGATCACCGCGTACCAGTGGCGCAATCGGAAGCGGCTCACGTATGCATGGCGTCTGTACTTGAGCGAGAAACTTGCCGACCCTGCTTGGCCGAAATAAAAAAGCCCCGCACGGGGCGGGGCGAAGTGGTGCGAAAAGCACCGAAGGAGCGGGCGCAGTATATCACCGCTTCAACGCTTGCATCAAAATCACGAGAATCTGCGCCGTGCGGCTGCGCATCGATTCTTTCGCTAGCGCGTCTATCTGCTTAACAAGCTCGACAGGCATCCGAATAGATACAAACTTGGTTTCAGGTTTCATCTTCGCCTCCTAATCAAAACGGCACGTCATCGTCAAGATCATCGAACCCGCTGCCCTGGTTAGGCTTCTGAGTGTTTTGCCTTACAGCGGGCGCTCGGCGATCCTGCGGCTGCTGTTCTCGGCTTTCGCTCTTGCCGCCGAGCAGCTTAAGCTCAGATGCGAGGATGCCGGTGGAATAGTGTTCTACGCCGTCCTTCATGTATTTCCTTGTCTGAATCTTCCCCTCGATATAGACAAGCGACCCCTTGCGCACGTATTCACCGATGATCTCAGCAAGACGGCGAAACGCTGAGACGTTGTGCCATTCCGTGCGCTCCGTGACTTCTCCAGTCTGCTTGTCCTTCAAACGCTCCGATGTGGCGATAGTGAAATTCGCAACCGCATCGCCGTTTGCCATGTGACGAATTTCAGGGTCTTTCCCGACACGGCCAATCAATTGGACTTTGTTAAGCATTGTTAAATTCCTTTCGTTTTGTAACAACTCAGTCAATAACTCTGACCTCGAAATATGTAGTCGCCTTCTTTCTGAAAGGCTCAACATCTAGGTCTGGTAGATACTGTTTTTTGACAGCGGCCCAATCCACAGCGCCAGCCCGCTCGATTTTCCTTACCTCGACACCTCCGCCGATTGCTAACAGCCCCATCGTCATTTCAACAAGCCGATTTTTGGCTTTCTCCACTTCAGCCGTTGCCAGTTCAAGGGCTTCCTTGGCCGTACGATAGGCGCTTGCTGCTTCGGCCCATTCATAATCATCTCGATCCCAAAGGGTAGGCCACACTTCATCCCATGCGGCTCTGATTTGTTCCCAAAACGTTGGATCAGGCGCGACCGTTGTCATGATGAACTTCCGAGACTCAGCATCAAAGACTAGAAAGTGCGCCTCGCTTGCTCTAGTTACCATGAGTTGATGCTGCACCTGCGCGTAATCGTCTGGCCGTAGATTGCCACGCGAAACTGCTAGCCACCGATCAGAATTGCGGGCGTCTTTGTATGGTGTTTTGATCTCAAGAATGACGCTCCCGTCGATATTGATTCCGTCTAGGCTGCACCCATAATCGCCGGAAACAAACATGGCGGGGCGCATTGGCTCGAACATCTTTTCGTATTCTGCACGCGCTTCTTTTTCTTGCTCAATGCCGTGGCGCATAGCTTCGGTTGCGAATGCGACTTTACCAAGCTTCGCGGAGCGCACGTCATAGACAGTTTGATATGGGCTTAGCCCCATAATTGCCGGAGTTTCAGACGCCATGCGGTACTTACGCCGGAAATCAAGCCACTCCTGCGAACCTTGTTCAAGCATAACTTCTGTTTTCATTTCACATCTTCCCGCTTCTGCACGATTTTCTCAAGAACGTTTTTGATCTGCTCATCAATTCGCGGGATTTCGCGTTCCTTAATTTCTGCTTTGCGTTTGACAAGCGATGCAAGTCTGAATGCATTGAAGTCGAAATCATCAGGAACTTCAACGTCAAGATCATGCGCCCTCACTACGACACAATGATCGCTGGAAGGTTCAATCGAAGTCCAAATGAACGTGGGTTTTTTGTCCCACTCGTACATTTGAGCGCAGATATATCCCGGGATGGTGATTTTCATTTCAATTCTCCGCAGTTTGAGCTTGTTCAGTCGGCTTGCGTTTCTTTTCGAGTGACCGCATGATGCTTTCGTAGTACGCCGCAGGCACGTCATCGATTGACCGGACGCGGTAGAACTTGGAAATCGCTCCAATATCGACGCCGACAGCAGAGGCAAGAGATTTAATCGCGGCTACCTGATCGGCGTGCAATGTTTCTACCTGCTCGTTGTCACGAGACATAACCGTATGAGTCTGCGCGTCCGCGTCATTGTCGCCCTCGGTCGGGATGCAGAAGGCTTGGAACATCGCGTATTTATAGGCCGCGCTCATCGCCTTGTTCGTGGCCTTGTCACCGCTATCCATCGCCTCTCCGAACATGGTCACGGTGTGCTTGCTCCCGTCGATGCTGCTGACGAAATCAAACTCGGCCTCGACCGTGACGTAAAACAGGGCGTTACCCTTGCCGCTCACGCGCTCGATGCACTCGCGCGATATGCAGCGCGGCAGGATCACCAACCCGTGCCTTGCCAGCACGGGGCCGACCGCGTTGTAAACGTCATCAATGCCCCGGAAGTTGTAGCCCGCTCCCTGGGTGTTGCGCTGGTTCTTGCTAATCCCGGCCTGAGCCAGCTCGCCAGCAACCGCTGCGATGAGCTGATAGACCGTGCGCGGCTTGTCTTGTTCGTCCTTCGGTTCAGTGTTCATGGGTGCTCCTTTTGTTGACGCCGAATTGTTGTTCGGCGGCGTGAGTATACCGCAGAAAACACGGCAAACATACGAAACACGTAACAGCGCGTAACAGTGTGAATCGGAGTGTAAAACTGTCGCGCTCGGCTTGCCAACTGTTCTCCTTCGTGCGTACCATGCCGACCCCGCAACTAAGGAGCAGATATGGAACAAGCACATGGACTACATCGAGCTATCAAGGCGGCAGGGGGGCTTACACAACTTGCCAGAGCCATCGGAAGTACCAAGCAGGGCATCTGGATGTGGGCGAATCGACGCCGGGTTCCGGTGAAGGTTTGCCCGAAGATCGAAGCAGCGACAGGCGTTCCGTGCGAGGAACTGCGCCCGGATATCAATTGGGGCTACATGCGGCAGCGGCTGCAAGGCGGTTCGCAATGAACTACTACCCTTTTCACATCGGGGACTATGTTAGCGCGACGCGGCACCTCAGTTGGGAAGAGGACGCAGCGTTTCGTCGTCTGCTCGATGTTTACTACATGACCGAGAAGCCGCTCCCGGCAGAGCTGCGCGCCGTGTGCCGCCTTGTCATGGCGCAGACAGAATCGCAGCGCGAAGCAGTGCGATCGGTGCTGGAGGAGTTCTTTGAGCTTACCGAGGACGGGTGGGTGAACAAGCGTGCGGATAACGAAATTCTGTCCATGCTCGAAAAGCAGCAGAAGCAGCGCGAGAAGGCGAACAAGCGATGGGATGTGCAGCGGTCGAAGCTCGGCAATGCCGCACTAGGCAATGCCGCACTAGGCAATGCAGCGGCATTGAAAGATGATGCCGCGGCATGTGATAGCGATGCTATGGCAATGCCACCAACACCAACACCAACACCAACACCAACACCAACACCAACACCAACACCAACACCAACACCAAAGATAGATAAGCGCACGCAGAGCGTGCGCAATGGCGCGCATGCCGCGCGCATCGCCGGATGCCCGACTGACGTTGACCAGCAGACGTTCAGCGACTGGCTCGAGGTCAGAAAAGCCAAGCGAGCAGGGCCGGTCACTCAGACCGTGTTAGACAGCATGAGGCGCGAAGCCGACAAGGCCGGGATCAACCTGCATGACGCTATCTCCCATTGCTGCCTAGCCGGCTGGCAGGGATTTCGGGCAGATTGGTACACGTCCGCGAAGCAGTCTGGCAGGCAGCAGGCGCAAGGGCAGCGGACATTTTTCAACCGACAAATCGCGCTTGAGGAAGAAAACCGGCGCGTCGGCCAAGAGTGGCTGGAGAAGTTCAAGCAGCAAGGAGAGGGTACATGAAACCCGAAGACCGCGATCAATTCATGGAGCTGTTGACCGACGCAATGGCGTACTACGGCGCGACCGCAAGCCCGTACCTACTTTCGGTGTGGTGGGCTGCATGCGAGCGGTACACGATGGAGCAGGTACGTCAAGCCCTCACCAGGCACGCGATGAACGCTGGTGCCGGTAAGTTCGCTCCGAAGGTTGCGGACATCGTGCGATTGCTTGAGGGCACGACAGAGGACAAGGCGGCTCTAGCATGGGGCAAGGCGCTCGATGCTGCGCAGCGCGTCGGGGCATATTCCGACGTTGTTTTTGACGATCCAGCGATCCATGCGGCAATCGAGGACATGGGCGGATGGCCGAAGTTTTGCCGCGCCGAGACCAAAGACCTGTCCTATCTTCAGCACCGGTTTTGCGAGTCATACCGAGCCTATGCCGAGCGTGGGGCGTTCGATTACCCGCGGAAGCTCAGTGGCGACCGAAGCTCGGATGACGTTTACCGGATGCGCGGGCTTGAGCCTCCGAAGCCGGTGCCGATCGGCGAACCCGCAAAGGCCCGCGAGGTCTACAAATCGGGCGGCGTCAAAACGCCGATTGGCGGCATTGCTAAACTGCTGACGGCGAAATGATGGGGCGCGAAAAAATCTACCTCCGCGTGGTCAAAGGTGCTCTCGTTCCTGCTGATGACTGCGCCGCAAGCAAGCTCCGCAGCCGGGTATTCAAGGTGGGCGATATCTTGCAGGCCGATCTTGTGAAACTGCGCAACCCTCGGTTTCATCGGCTGGTTCACCACATCGGCGCACTTGCGGCGGCAAACATCGAGGACTTCGCTGGCATGACAGCACACGAGGCGATCAAGCGCATACAGCTCGAAGGCGGCATCGCATGCGAACAGCAGGCGGTAGACATGCCGGGTCTTGGTCGATGCCTTGTCACCATCCCGAAAAGCCTTGCATTTCACACGATGGACGAAGGCGAATTTCACGAGGCGGCGCGGGCCATGTGCCGATTCATTGCGGAGAAATACTGGCCTGACCTGACGCCGGAGCAGGTGGAGCAGATGGCCGAGTCGTTCGTGGAGGAGTAAAACATGGGGGAAAACGACGCGGGCAGTGAGGCCAGGAAAATAGGGCCTAGGAGCGATTATTTTTGTGAGCCGCCACCTTGGTATAGACTGGTGCAAAAAAACGGCTTTACGGCCATTATGGTGGCTTTTGCGCTGATTTGCTGCGGCGTTTCTCGCATCGAATTGCGAAATGCCCAGGTTTGTGGTCTGCCAGGAACTTTTTAATGGGGTGCGAACAATGCACGCGAGAAAAGACGGCGCCGTTATCGGACGGGCGGGCTGTCTGCACATGGTGCCGGGAATGGCTGGTGGAGTGCGAGGCAAGGCACTTGCTTACGATGCCACTGGATGCAAGACGCGAGGCGCTGACTGCACGAGAGAAGGCGCGCGGATCGGTCGAAGAGTTGAAGGCCGCGATGGAGCGGCTGCACGCGCAAAAGCGATCCTCGACGCCGTCAAGGACGGGGCGGACATAATGCCCGCGCTTATCCGATGGGCGCTCAAGCAGACGGGGGATTTGTGAAGGGACGGCCTCCGACCAAAGAAGAGCGGGCGCTATGGGATCGAATCGCAGCTTATGGGTGCGTCGCTTGTCGTAAGGACGGATGGCACAATCCATCCGTGTCTATCCACCATATCGACGGACGGACGAAACCCGGAGCGCATAGCCGAGTTCTTCCGCTATGCGCTGGACACCATCAAGACGGGACGGGAATCCCCGGCTTGATCGCTGTTCACCCTTGGCGAGCTAGGTTCGAAGCTAAGTACGGACGCCAGGATGACCTATTGGCGGAAGTCATGGCCGCAATCTAGTGACACGTAAGTAATCCGACGCATGTTTTGTAACAAAGTGAAAAAATGCTTGTATCGTTGCCCTGGCCGCCGCGCTCGCTGAGTCCAAACGCTCGGATGCACTGGGCCGCGCTTCACAGAGCACGCGCTCGGTATCGCTCAGAGGCCCGCATCCTTGCGATTGCTGCTGGCGCTCGTTATATGGCTAAGTCGTTGCCACAGGGCGATCCGCTGTGCGTCACACTGCGCGTCTATCCTCCAGATAAGCGCCGGAGAGATTGGGACAACATCGTGGCGTCTCTCAAGTCCGGGCTTGACGGCATCTCGGATGCGCTTGGCATTGATGATTCCCGATTCAGGCTCGGAATAGAGATGCTTCCGGAGATCGTCAAAGGCGGACGCGTCGATGTTGTGATAGACACATATGGACAGTCAGCATGAAACTGATTACCAATAGCCACCAGTCTCAATGTCCATCCTGGCGCGCCGCCGCTAGGAACTCGCGAGCCACGTCCTCCGTGTCGCCGCCAAAGTAGGAAGAGCAGAAGATTCCATTTGGGTAGAAGCGCGTCCCGATCGGGGTTCCGTTGATAACACCATCGATGCGCCACCCTCCACAGCCGAAGCGGAAGCTGTCGAGTGCGTAGACGTCAACCGCTTCAGCTCGGCCCATGACGAAGATGTAGAGGGCAACGGTGACGGGTCCATGCACGGTGTTGAAGGTGTTGTATGCGGTTTCCATGTCTTGCTCCGGCTTTGATTTTGTAAAGATGGCTTTTGCCAAACTGCTCTCACTTGCGGATTACCGCCGCGCAGTACCGGCGGTCATGCTCGTCGTAGAGATACCCGCCGTCGCGGCATTTGTAGATCACTTCATCGCCTTCATTCACCTCATCGGTTAGGGTGCATCCTTTGATGCTCTCAAGGCCGCTGAGGTCAAACTGCTCTGGATCAATGTCTACCGAGGCCAGCACGCGCATAACCTCGGCCTTGATGTCGCCTCCGTCTGGGACGACTCCGTAGAGGACGCCATCAATCAGCGCGATCGTGTAGGTGTTCATTGTCTTGCTCCTTCGATGTTTTGCCCCTGAACCCCGGGGATCGGGTGGAAGCTCTGTGCTGTCCATGGGTAGGTATGATACACGTGAATGTTTACTTGTCAAGGGGCTTGATGAGAAAATGGCTACAAAGTGTAAACATGCGTGGCGACGAAGGAGCGCAGACATGGACAAAGAAGCGAACACGGGCAAAGTACAGCGCCAGCAGGTTGGGTGGGCCGCTACGTGGCTGGCAAGGATTCGCGCTCTTCATGCGGCTGCACAGCTGCGGCGTGATCGCATCACAGTCGACATCCCCGAGGCCGATTCCTGGTACTGCCTTGATCGCGTGCTTTGGCGCGAGTCTTATCCAGACGACTAACGTGGGCAAGAGGGTACGACGGCGCCGGACTGGACTAACGACTGGCTAGCCGGTGAAAATAGGATCGTGTAGCAGCCAGGGGAGGAGATTCCTGCGCCACGAGCTACTGGCTCTAGGTTGTGCAGCGCTAAATCTTCGGCTCAATTGCACCCATGCGCACCATAGTATATTATCGTCGCATGGGCAGACATTCGACATATACAGAGGCAATCTCCGATGAAATCTGCGATCGCATCGCAGAGGGCGAAACGCTGCGTGCCATTTGTCGGGATGAGCATATGCCGTCTTGGAGAACGGTCTATGACTGGCTGAATGTCAATCAAGACTTTGCCGCACGCTTCGCGCAATCCAGAAAACTCGGGTTTGACGCCATTGCAGAAGAAGCCTTCGAGATTGCCAACACCCCGGTAATGGGCGAGGAAATCGAAGAAGATGGCGACCGGGTAAAGGTCAAGCGTGCCGATATGCTCGGGCATCGGAAGCTCCAAATCTGGACGCGCTTGCAGTTGCTGGCTAGATGGTGTCCTGAGAAATACGGCGACCGAACCGCTATGGAGTTGACCGGCAAGAATGGCGGACCGGTTGTGCAAGAGGTCGTGCGGAAGATCGTAGACCCGAAGAAGGAGACCGATGGCGGCGGTAGTCTTTGAGACTCCCCGCGTCTTTGAGCCGCTTTTGCAGCCGGCTCGGTATAAAGGCGCATACGGCGGACGCGGTTCGGGAAAATCCTGGTTCTTCGCGACGCTTCTAGTCGAGGAATGTCTGCTATTCCCGGGTGCCAATGGCGGCGCTGGCCTTCGCGCGGTCTGCATCCGCGAGGTTCAGAAGTCGCTCAAGGAGTCGAGCAAGCGGCTCATTGAGGACGCATTGCAGAAATACGGACTAGGCGAGCGCGACGGGTTTAAGATATTCGCAGACGTTATCCAGACCCCAGGCGATGGCGTGATCGTTTTCCAGGGCATGCAAGATCACACCGCCGAATCCGTGAAGTCGATGGAGGGCTTCAGCCGCGCATGGGTCGAAGAAGCGCAGACGCTATCGGAGCGGTCGCTACAGCTACTGAGGCCGACAATTCGGGCGGACGGCTCTGAATTGTGGTTTTCGTGGAACCCGCGCCGGAAAACCGACCCGGTGGACGCAATGCTACGTGGGCAGAATCCCCCGACTAATTCCGTCGTGGTGCGGGCCAATTGGGCGGATAACCCGTATTTTCCCGAAGTGCTGGAACAAGAGCGGCAAGATTGCTTGCGCAATGACCCGGATCAGTACGCGCACATATGGGAAGGTGACTATGCCTCCGTATCGACCGGCGCCTATTTCGCCAAGGGCTTGGCCGAAGCCCGCGCAGATCGGAGAATCGGCAGGGTTGCCGCTGATCCGCTCATGACGATCCGGCTATTTTGGGACATCGGAGGCACTGGTGCGCGGGCTGATGCCTGCGCGATATGGGCAGTGCAGATCATCGGCAAAGAGATTCGCGTGCTCGATTACTATGAGGCTGTGGGCCAGCCGCTCGCTGTGCATCTTGACTGGATGCGCAGCAGGGGGTACACACCGGAGCGGGCGCAGGTATGGCTTCCGCATGACGGGGCGCAGAATGACAAGGTATATGCTGTCAGCTACGAATCGGCTTTGAGACAGGCCGGGTATTTTGTTTCTGTTGTGCCGAATCAGGGAAAAGGCGCTGCGCGTCAGCGCATTGAGGCTGTGCGGCGTTGGTTGCCCGCGTGCTGGTTTAACGAATACACTACGGCGGCAGGGCTAGAGGCGTTAGGCTGGTATCACGAAAAACGCGACGAATCCCGAGGTATTGGCCTTGGTCCTGAGCATGATTGGTCAAGCCACGCGGCGGACGCCTTCGGATTGATGGCGATCTGCGCAGAACAGCTATTCGAGGTGGCGCGGCCCAAGACGCAACAAAATGCCGCTATGTACGGCGGATGGATGGGATGAAATGGCAAAAGATGATGACCTGCTAAGAGACGCACGAGAGGCGTTTGACGAAGCCGTACAGGCTGAATCTGATAACCGTGCGGAAGCCCTCGACGATCTGCGATTCGCGCGGCTATCGGAGCAGTGGCCGGAATCGGTGCGCAAACAGCGCGAGTTAGAAGGCCGCCCGTGCCTGACCATCAACCGGCTGCCGTCATTTATCCGGCAGGTCGTTAATGACGCGCGGCAAAACAAGCCGTCGATTAAGGTAAAGCCAGTCGATGACAAGGCCGACCCGGAAACGGCTGAAGTAATCAACGGCCTGCTTCGCAATATCGAGTACATCAGCAACGCCGACGTTGCCTATGACACGGCGGTTGAATACGCGGTTTCATGCGGAATCGGTTATCTTCGCGTTGATATTGACTATGCGCATGATGATACGTTTGATATGGACGTGCGCATTTTGCGGGTGCCTAACCCGTTCTCGGTCTATGGCGACCCGATGAGCGAAGCGGCGGATTCAAGCGACTGGAATACGGCCTTTATCGTTGACCGCATGACAAAAGACGCCTTTCGTCAAAAATACAAAGGCGCGGAAGAAGTCGATTGGGAAGGAGCCGGCTATGGCAGCTTGCCAGCTCCGTGGGCGGACGGCGAGGCCATCCAGATCGCTGAATGGTGGACGCGCGAGGAGGTCGCTCGAAAGATCGTACAGCTTTCGGATGGCTCTATTCTCGATGCCGATCAATATAGCAAAGCTAAAGACTATTTCGACCTGCTAGGCATTACGGTTCGCGGAGATCGTGAGACGAAATCGTGGAAGGTCAAACAGCGCGTCATAACGGGCGCTGAAGTTCTCGAAGAAAACGATTGGCCTGGGATCTATATCCCGATCGTCCCTGTCTATGGGGATGATATTAACGTCGAGGGCAAACGCTATTGGCGAAGCCTGATCCGCGACTCCAAAGACGCACAGCGGATGCTGAACTACTGGCGCACCACGAGCACGGAACTGGTGGCGCTGGCCCCGCGCGTGCCGTTCATTGGCCCGCGTGGAGCTTTTGCAACGGATGGGGCCAAATGGGCAACGATTAACACTACGTCTCACCCATACGTCGAATATGACGGCCCGACTCCGCCGCAGCGTCAGCCGCTCGACACCGGGGCGTCTGCGGGCGCGATGAGCGAGGCACTGGCAGCAAGCGACGACATGAAATCCATCATGGGCATTTTCGACCCATCTCTAGGCCAGCGCAGCAATGAAACATCCGGCATCGCAATCAATGCTCGGAAGATGCAAAGCAGTCTGACGAATTTTCATTTTCTCGACAACATGACCCGCGCGATCCGGCACCTGGGCCGCGTGGTGGTCGATCTAATCCCGCATGTGTATTCGGGGCCGCGTATCTTGCGAGTGCTCGGAGAGGATGGCAGCGTGGCAAAAGTACCGGTTAATCAGCCGATCACAGTAGGTGCAGAGTCGCCACAGGAAGAGCTGGATGAGACCCAACAGGCCGTATCGCGTATCTATGACCTTTCGGTCGGGCGCTATGACGTCGTTGTGGAGGCTGGCCCGTCATTCGCTACCCGTCGAGAGGAAATCGCGGCGCAAATGTCAGAATTGCTGAGAGCCTACCCGCCAGCGGCCCCGTTGATCGGCGACTTGTTGGTTAAGAGCCTTGATTGGCCGGATGCGGAAGAAATCGCGGCCCGGTTTAAGGCTATGCTACCGGCTCAAATCCAAGGGCAGGGGCAAATGCAGGGCCAGGCGCAGCAGCAGGCGCAGCAACAGATGCAACAACAGATGCAACAACTGCAACAGCAGGCCGGCCAACAAATCCAGCAGCTACAGCAACAGGCGCAAGAGTTGCAGCAACAGCTTCAGGAAGCAAAAGAGAAAACAGCACTTGAGTTGCGCAAAATCGAGATCGACGCATACAATGCAGAAACGCAACGCCTAAAGGCTGTTCAATCAGGTATGAATCCACAGGAAGTGCAAGCCCTTGTATTGCAAACGGTGCAGCAGGTGCTATCGTCTCCGGACATTTTGCCTGTCGCGCCTCCGATTCAGCCCGAGCAGCCAGAAGGCAACTTTTTTATGTCACCAACCGCACCAGGAGTGATCCATGAATGAATCAACCGCGACCAATCAGCCGGAATCCGACGAATTGCCGGATGAAGTCGCACAAGCCGACGAAAATCAGACCATTTCCGAAGAATCTCCAGAGGATGAGCAGCCGCAAGACGGCCAAGCCAATCCATCGGATGAGGAAGAGGAAGAGGTCGATGTAGACGGCAAAAAGTACCGCGTGCCAAAGGCGCTAAAAGGCGCTTTGATGATGCAAGCGGACTATACGCGCAAGACGCAGGAGCTTGCGGAGCTACGTCGAGCGGCAGAGGCCGAGAAAACGCGGTTCCAGCAGGCGAATGCGGAACAAGTGCAGGCGCTGGCAACGGTGACGGCATTGGATCAGCAATTGCAGCAGTTCGATCAGATCAACTGGCAGCAACTGTCCGATACCGACCCAGTGCAAGCGCAAAAGCTGTGGATGCAATACGCACAGCTTAAAGACGCGCGGCAGCAGGTTGCAACGCGAGTGCAACAGATGGAGCAGCAGCGAGCTTTCGAGACGCAGCAAGAAATTGTCAAGCGGCTCGAAGAAGGCCATGCGGTTCTGAAGCGCGAAATCCCCAATTGGGGGCCGGACGTAGCGAAGCAGATCAATGAGTTTGCGGCCAAGGAATACGGATTTCAGCCGCAGGAGCTAGCGCAGATCGTAGACCCGCGCATTGTCAAGGTCTTGCATAACGCGATGGTCGGCGCACAGTTGCTTAAAAAGCAACAGGGAAGCGCCCAATCCAATCAGGCGGCGAAGCCGGTCACAAAGGTCGGGGGCACAAATGCACCTGCCCGCCGTGATATGAACTCGATGCCAATCAATGATTGGATGAAGGCGCGTAGCGAACAACTTCGGAAATCGAAAGGACGGTAATCAATCATGGCTAATACAATTCTCACCCCGCAGATGATCACGCGCGAAGCTTTGCGCGTGCTTCATCAAAAACTTAACTTCGTTGGGAACATCAATCGTCAATATGACGACTCTTTCGCCAAAACTGGCGCGAAGATCGGCGATACGATGAAAATCCGCCTGCCGAACCAATACACGGTTCGCACAGGCAAGACGCTCTCGGCACAAGACACGACGGAAAACCAAGTGCCGCTGACTGTCGGGACGCAAAAAGGCGTTGATGTCAACTTCAGTTCTGCCGAATTGACGTTGAACCTTGACGACTTCAGCCAGCGTATTCTTGAGCCTGCAATGGCCGTCCTGGCGGCCAACATCGAGTCTGATGCTATGTCGATGTTCCTTGACGTGTACAACAACGTCAACAATATCGGCTCCGCAATTGCGCTGCGTCAGATTCTGACGGGGCGCAAGGTGCTCAACGACAACCTGGCCCCGATGGACAACAACCGCGCGGCCTTGCTGAACACGCAGGACAACGTTGACCTTGTTGACACCCTAAAAGGGCTGTTCCAAGACGGCAACGAGGTCGCCAAGCAATACCGCGAGGGCAAAATGGGCCGGTCGGCAGGGTTTGACTTCTATGAAAATACCCTGATCCCGACTCAAACGACTGGCACGTCTGCGGCTTCTACTGGCTACACCGTGAACGGTGCAGTTACGGCAAACGGCTCTACGACCGTAACGCTTGCTAGCGGCACCACTACGTTCAAGAAGGGCGACATCATCACCTTCGCGGGCTGCAACCGGGTACACCCTGAGACGAAGGCAGATACAGGCGTGCTGCAGCAGTTCGTTGTGACGGCGGACTACGCCGGTGGCGCTGGTACGATCTCGATCTCCCCGGCTGTTTACACGTCGGGCGGCATGCAAAACGTCACGGCATCGGGCATCCCGAACAGCGCGGCGGTGAGCAAGATCGGCGGCGCAAGCGCGGTCTACAAGCCTTCGGTTGTGTTCCACCAAGACGCGTTCGCGTTCGCCACTGCCGACCTGATTATGCCGAAGGGAGTTGACTTCGCGGCTCGTGAGGTCTACGACGGCATCAGCATGCGGATCGTCCGCGCATACGACATCAACAACGACAACTTGCCGTGTCGTATTGATGTGCTGTATGGATACAAGACGATCCGGCCGCAGCTTGCATGCCGAATCTTGTCTAACTGATGAGATGATGCCCGGCCATAATGTGGGCCGGGCTTTCCCGCTATGGTGCAAATTCAAGAGTACCCAAAAGTGCTGTTCAGGCAAAAGACTTGGGATGACTACTCGGATTTCGTAATCATTTACGACACCGAGGAAGAAAAAACATATGTCGGCAGCGGCTACATTTCGCTCAACGAGCGGAAGATCGGCGATAATGACGGCGCGAAAAAACGGGCAACCAGAGGCAGCCGCAAATGATCTCGACGTACTCAGAACTGAAAGATGCGATTGCTGACTGGGTGCATAGACCTGATTTAGGCGCGCGCATCCCTGACTTCATCGCGCTCACTGAATCGCGGCTAAGCCAGGACATTAGTGACATTGCGTTGCTGCGGTCTGAGGCGCAGATTGTCACAGTGGCCGGCCAGCGGACATATGACGCGCCTTCAGGAATGATAAGCATCGAGTACGCTCGCCGCAAAGAGCCGGCATCTACTCCGATGCAAATCGTCCCGGCTCGCGTGCTCGCTCAGAAATACGCTTTCGAGCAATACACAAGCCTACCTAATTTCATCGCCTTCGATGGCGCATATCTGGTGCTGCACCCGACGCCGAACGGTGCGTACACCGTCGACTATTTCTATCAGAACACCATTGATCCGCTATCGGATACAAACCCGACGAACGTGATTCTAAAACGTTTCCCTGCGCTGTATTTGTGGGGGGCTTGCCATGAGGCGGCTATGTTCAGCCGGGATGTTACGCTTGCGCCGATGGCCGAACAAAAGTACCAAGCCGCGCTCATAAATGCCCGCAGCGTCGATTATGTGGGAAGCGCAACTCTCCGAACCGATCTCGGCCTGCGAAGCGGATCATTCAACTTCTACAGCGGGGACTGAGTATGCCGCTCGAAACTGCAACCTACGTCGCTAATCTTGACGCGACAAACCCAACATCCACAGACCCCAAGAGCCAGGGCGATGATCATCTGCGGATGATTAAGGCTGTGATGCAAAACAGCTTCGCCGGCTTCCCGGGCATGGTAGTCGTTACCGGCAGCGAAGCGCAGGGCGCAACGTCCAACGATTACATCGTCACCGTAAGCCCGGCACCGGCAGCCTACACGGCATCCATGCTGGTGCTGTTCAAGGCGGGGCACGCTAATACAGGCGCAGCAACACTGACGATCAACAGCCTCACGGCTAAGTCGTTGCTTGCGGTCGATGCAACTACGCTAAAGTCTGGCGACATCGAAAGCGGCGGAATCGTCGCTGCATACTACGACGGCACAAGCTTCTACCTTGTCAGCGGCAACGACCGTGCTAACCGCAATGGAGACATCTACAGCGGGACGCATAATTTCACAGCCGCAACGGTCAATGTCGCAACGCAATCCCAAGGCGACAACTCGGCGAAGCCAGCGAGTACAGCCTATGTTGACACGAGCACGGCAGCGGAGGCCGCAATCAGGGCATCCGTGGACGCGACGAAGGCACCGATTGACTCTCCGGCATTCACGGGCACGCCAATTGCCCCTACCCCGTCGCTTGGTGACAATAGCACGAAGATCGCAACGACAGCATTCGTAGTTCAACAAGCGTTCCAAGCTGCTTTGCCAGCGCAGCCCAATAACGGCACGCAGTACGTTCTTACATCGCAAAACGGAGTAGCTTCCTGGGGCTTTGGCACGCCGGGATTCCTGCTCATGTCCCAAGGAGTGATCTGATATGGCATCCAATCCGCAATACGTCGGCACGCCGAAATCGCCGTCCGTTACCATCTCAACTGCCAACGCAAACCGTGACGGCACTGGCACGCTGGTCACGCTCATGACTGCAGGGGCGGGTGGCTCGCGCGTTGACCGGGTGAACATCACTGCAACGGGTACCACAACGGCGGGCATGATTCGGTTCTTTGTAAATTCGTCACTGATTCGAGAAATTCCAGTGCTTCCATTGACTCCTTCGTCGGCAGTTCCTGCATGGTCTGCCGACGTGGTTTTCGATAACGGGCTTGTGCTTGGTTCTGGTACGACACTGAGCGTAGCTACAAATAACGCAGAAACATTCCGCGTTACCGTCATCAATGGAGGTGACTTCTAATGAACAAAGGCAACTACGGATATCCGCTCCCTCCGAACGTACCTACGCGCGTTGCGCCTCCGTATTGGAAGAACGTCAAAGCCTACCTAATACCGGGCACCTACAACGATTTCGTCGTTCCGCAGAATGTCTATCAAGTTCTTGCGGTTGTTGTCGGAGCCGGAGGCTCTGGTGCCCTTGCTGCAACGAACGCAACAGGAACCGGAGGGGGGGGCGGCGGCTTTGCAATGGGCATCATTGACGTGGTGCCAGGGCAGACGCTCCCCACGATCACGGTAGGAGCCGGTGGTGCAGCGGTGACTGTCGCATCAAACGGGGTTGCGGGGGGAACATCATCCATTGGGAACTTGCTGACCGCGACGGGCGGTGGCGCTGGACTTACCCAAGCAAGCAACACATCTGCTACGGTAGCTGGCGGCACTGGTGGAACCGGTTCTGCTGCGCCGAGTCTGCGCGGCGCTTTTACAGCATCAGGCGGGGCTGGCGGCGGGAAAACAGTAGCAAACACGTCGAACGGCGGCGGATTCGGCGGCGGCGGCGCCGGTTCTATCCTTGGCGCAGGCGGGCAAGGCGGGACGATGGACGGGAATGCCGCACATAGCGGTTTTGGGACTGGCGGCGGAGGGTTTGTCGGAAAAGGCGGAAGCATCCCAAGCACAGCGACAGGAGCACTGTCAAATTCCGGTACCGGAGGCGGCGGGCTATACAAAGGCGGCGACCGGGATGGCGGTAGCAGCGGTGGCACTGGCACCGTAGGTACTGGCGGCGGTGGCAGTTCAGGCGCAGGCGTAATTGGAAACGCCACTTCAACAACAGCCCAAGGAACAAACGGAGGGGCAGGGGCGCTTAATGCTGGTGGGGCGGGGAATAGCTCCGGTGCTGGCGGTAATGGGCAGAGCACGAATGCAGCGTCATCAGACTTTAATTACTTGGCTGCATTTGTAACGCCAGGTATTTTCAATGGCTCAGGCGGCGGCGGCGGAACATCAGGCGGCGGTGTTGGTGGTATTGGTGGTGGCGGCGGAGGAAGCGCGGGCAATATCGGCGGTGGTGCTGGTGGCGTTGGTGGTGGCGGAGGAGGCGCTGTTGCTGGTAGCAATGGTGGTAATGGTGGCGCTGGCGGTATTGGCGGTGGCGGAGGTGGGCATAACGGCACTTTAGGTGCTGGAGGTGTCGGTGGTATTGGTGGTGGCGGCGGAGGAAGCGCGGGCAATATCAGCAGCGGGGCCGGAGGAAACGGCATGGTTCTTCTCGCATGGACGGAGGGCTATTGAGCATGAAAAAAGCATGGATCGAAAACGGCGTCATTCGTGATATTTGCCCAGGCGACCCGAACGAGCTATACCGGCCAGAGATTGCAGAGCTTTACAACACCGACGTTCCAGACGAATCGGAAAATGGTGACGGCTGGATAGATGGCGCATTGGTGAAGCGGCCAGCGCCTGAACCGTCGACAGAACCTATCAGCCAGCCCGTTCAGCGCCCGAGCGTCTCTCCGGTCGAGTTCAAGTTGTTGTTCACGCCGCAAGAGCGGGTGGCGATCAAGGCAGCGCGAGCAGGTGATCCGGTAATCGACGATTTCATGGAGATTGTTGGCGACCCACGATTGACCTACGTGGATTTGAACCTGCAATCGACGCAGGATGCGCTTGGATATTTGGTGGCGAAAGGAATCCTAACTGAAGATCGCAAGGCGCAGATTCTTGAAGGGAAGATGCAGTAATGCCACTGGTTCGCGTGCCAGCCGTTGGTGCTGTTGGCGTCATCAAAGACCTAAGCCAGCACGAGCTTCCAAACAATGCATGGACGGATGCGAAAAACATCCGCTTCCTAGACGGCTACGCTTATCAGTTCTACGGGCACGGTGAGGTCTATAACTCTCCGTCGTTCGCGCCGCAGTATGTGATGCCTTGTAACGTCGGCGGCGGTCGGTACTGGGTCTATGCCACGGCATCCAACGTGTTTTGTGTGACCATCACGGGTGGCGTGGCTGTTCATACAGATATCACGCCATTGGTAGCGCGGAACGGCGTCCCGAACAAATGGACTGGAACGCTTTTGTCTGGCGTCCCGATCCTGAACAGCGGAGACACCAGCACCGGCCCGATGTATTGGAGCCTGAATACGTCGAACAAGTTTTCAGAGCTACCAAACTGGCCGGCAAACACCTACTGCAAGGCGCTCCGGTCATTCAAGAATTTCCTGGTGGCGCTGAACGTCACGAAGTCAGGCCAGAATTACCCGTTCATGGTCAAATGGTCGCACCCCGCTGACCCTGGGGCATTGCCGGTCACATGGGATCAGACGGATGCGACAAAGGACGCTGGCGAGGCCGATCTAGCAGAGGGCTACGACCCAATCGTTGACGGATTGCAGCTTCGTAATTCGTTCATGATCTATAAGCAGAACTCCTGCTGGCGCATGGACTACATCGGTGGCCCATATGTGTTCCAGTTCTCAAAAGTGCTAGGCACAAGCGGGGCATTGAATCCTAACTGCGTGGTGGAGGTTGACGGCTTCCATGTTGTGCTGACAGGATCAGACGTGATCGTCCATGATGGACAGAGCGCGCAATCGGTGCTTGACAAGCAAACGCGCCGGCATATGTTCCAGAATATCGACGTTGATAATCCTGACAAGTGCTTTGTATTCAAGAACCCGTTTTTCAACGAGGTTTTTGTCTGCTATCCGGCAATCGGATCATCGTCGTGCAACATGGCGATGGTATGGAACTACAAAGACCGGACGGTGAGCTTCCGCGAGATTCCGAACCTAAATCATGCGGCCCCTGGGCCAGTGGACAACGGCCTAATCGGCAACTGGGCGCAGGATTCAGCGCCGTGGGATTCTGATTTGACGCTGTGGAACGGCCCTGACTATGTTCCGAGCGCGGCGCGTTCGATCATGGCGAGCGCCAATACAAAGCTCTACATGATGGACTCGTCAGCGAGCTTTGACGGGTCGATTCCGCAGGCATACATTGAGCGGCGCGGACTGTCCTTCGGCGCACCTGAAGCCATCAAACTAGTGCGAGGTATTCGACCGCGCATCGTCGGAAATGCCGGGGAAACTGTAAAAATCCGCGTCGGCTGGTCTAACCATGACCCATATGCAGAGCCTACGTGGGGCCGGGTTATGGATCACGTAATCGGAGCCACGATTTCAGATGACTGCCTTGTCTCAGGTCGCTACATTGCGATACGTTTTGAGACTGGAACGGCTTACCAATGGCGGCTCGACAGCTATGACCTAGATGTCGAAAACGGGGGCATGTGGTGAGGACTCCGAGCGCATCTAGCGTCTTTTACGCACCGGCCAACGTACCAGATGACGCGGATCAGTTCCGGCGGTACGTCGAGGAAGAACTACGCAAGGTTGCTGCGGCGATCTGGTTGCTCGCATCGGGTCATCTAGACAAAACGACAGCCGCGCCAGCGAAGCCAAGGGAAGGCGATATTCGGCTTGCTGACGGCGTTGGGTGGAACCCTGGTAGCGGCACTGGCATCTATGCCTATTACAATGGAGCATGGCATATTCTCGGATGAGCCACGAAATGCAAATAACGGTGCGCGGTATTCTCTCAAGTGAAGCCAACGATTGGTGGCCGAGGGTATCGCACTGGGTGGCAGATGCGCTGGCACATGGCGGCGAGTGCTATTCGCTCGATGATATTTTGAGCGCCATCAAGCAGCGCGACATGCAGCTTTGGGTGGTGCATGAAAACGATGAGCTAAAAGCCGTTTGCGTGACCGAGATAAGGAAATGGCCGCAAGCAAAAATCTTGACGGCGATCATCGTTGCAGGCCATGATATGCCGCATTGGGTTTATGCTCTCGATGACACGTTGACGCGCTATGCTATAGCGCATGGATGCAAGGCAATCGAAGCACATGGGCGCAAGGGATGGAAGCCAACCCTAAGCGGCCTTGGATGGCGTGATGTCGTTGTGACTTACGCAAAGGAGATCAATCATGTCTAAAGGTGATAGCCCTACCACGACCACGCAAAAGTCTGAACCCTGGGAGGGCGTGCAGCCATATTTGCTTGGGTCGCAAACCACGCGCTTGAAGCAAGGCGTTGCGCCAATTTACAAGACTGAGCAAGTCTGGAACCCGACCGGAGGTGGCAGCAAGTTTTGGGACGGTGGGGAAGGCTCCGGCGCATGGGAAACTAAAAACGTCCTGAGTAACCCGTCGTCTGATTATGAAACCGTAGGTGCGCCAGGAATTTTCTCCGAAGCGCAGCGCCTATACCAGAGCGGCGGCTGGAGGCCTGAACAGCAGGCCATCGTTGACGAGCAAAACAAAAACCTTGCAGGCCGGGCGGATCAGTCTGGCCGTGCTTATGGCGTTGGCAATGCGGCTATCAGCGGTCAGTTCGATCCAAGTCTTTCCAAAGTTGGGGACATCCCAGGAGCCGACAAAATTGTCGCGCAGATGGTAGACCCAACCCAGGCATTTGCTTCGCTTGGCGCAGCGAATCCTACTGGCGCGATCCAGCAAATGCTGACCGGCAGAGCGGATACTTCGACCTTGGCCCCAGTTGTTCAATCAGCATTTCGCCGGTTGGGTGAGGGATTTAATGAACAAGTCCTCCCAGGTATTCGCGGCAATGCTATTGCTTCGGGGCAATATGGTGGATCACGCCAAGGGATTGCAGAAGGCTTGGCAAGTCGTGGCCTGCTTTATTCGATGGGCGATGTTGCGAACAATATGTACAACCAAGCCTATCAACAAGCGCAGCAAAATATGTATGGCACGGCCAACAACATGGCCGGCCTTGGAGTTAATAACGCGCAATCTAATGCTAGTCGTGATTTGTCGGCGCAAACCAGCAATTCAGCTAACCAACTAGCGGCGCAGACATTTAACGCGAACTTGGCGCTTCAGCAGAACCAGCAAGCGATGCAACTGGCTCAGCAGAAACTCGCCAACCGGACTACTGGCCTAAATACGCTTGGCATCGGAAACGCGCTACAGGATCAGAATTACCAGCAACGTTTAGGGTTGCTTGATGCTGCCGATCAACACAACTGGAACAACCTAAACAACTACTCGTCTATCGTGCAAAACGGCGCGAGACTGGGTGGCACTGCAACAGCATCGCAGCCGTATTTCACAAACCCATTAGGCAATGCCGTTGGTCTAGGACTTGGTGGATTGGGACTTTATAACGGATTGGTTAAGGCCGGCCTTTTAGGTGGAACGGGTGCAGCAGGTGCCGCTGCAACGAGCGCCGCACTACCTTTAGGTGCAACTGACCTGATAGATGCAATGGCATTTCTTGCTTGAGGTGACACTATGGGAATTCTCGACTCTTTCAATGACCCGAGCACGATTGGCCTTCTTTCGGCGGCTTCAGGCTTGCTGTCTGCGTCCGGCCCGTCTCGGGTGCCTGTATCCCTTGGGCAGGCTTTAGGCGCTGGCATTATGTCTGGGCTTCAGGGCTATCAGTCCTGGCAGCAAATGGCGCTGGAAAAGCAGAAAGGCGATTTGCTCAAGGCTCAGACAGATCAGGCCATCTTGCAGGCAAAACGGCAGCAAGCACTACAAGATTTGGTCGCAGGCATGCTTGGCGTCGGCGTGCCGACCGGCCAATCAGCGCAAGGCTCGCCGCAGGCTAGCGGCCAACAACCCGCTCAAGCGCAAGGCACCGGCTTGCGCATCGGTATGCCGCCTGGGTTGCAAGTTCCAAGTGTCGACGGCGGCATTGGGCTGCGTGCGCCAAGCACCGATATTTTCTCGGCTCAACCGAAGCCAGGTGGCGGCAGCCCGGCTGCGCAGCAGCAAACGGCGGCAACCAATGGCACCCAGCCGTTTGGTCAACCAGCACCAAGCGGAATGCAGCCCAAGCCGGGCGCTTTCCCGTTTTCGCTGAACCAAATCGCCGCGTTGAGCGTTTTGGGCGCTCCTGGTGCAAAAGAGCTATTCGACATGGCGAAGTATTCAATCGAGGGCGTCAAACGCGAGCCTGGCACGCACTATTTCAACCCATACACGGGAGAATATACATACGCACCCAAGGTTCAAGAGGGCGCGACACTTACAAATGACGGTCATATTGTCCCGATTCCAGGGTCGATTGAATTCAACGCAGCATATAAGGGCGCCGAGACGCAGGCGACGGAGGGCGCAAAGGCGCGTCTTGATCTAGTGCAGGTGCCGATGGCGGACGGCAGCACGCGCATGATGCCACGCGATCAAGCCGCATCCATCCTAGGCGGTCAAGCTATGCAGCCACGAGGCTCTGCCCCATTCTCGCCGAACCAGCCGGCCCTTGGTGTATCACAAAGCCCTGGCGATAAGACCTATCAAGACGAGGCGGCCAAGGCTGCGGCAGAGCAATACAAGAAGATTCAGGAGTCTGGATTTACAGCGCCGAATAAGATTGCCAAGTATCAACAACTAGGCGCACTGCTGGATGGATTAAACGGCAATAAGCTAACACCGCTGGGAATGGAGATTTCCAGATTCGCCAAAGTGCTCAAATTGAATATCGATCCAAGCCTACCTAACAAGGAAGCAGCGCAGGCACTTACAAACGAACTTGCATTATCGCTACGTAGCTCACCAGATACTTTGTTCCCTGGTTCAATGTCTGACGCAGACCGCGAGTTCATGGTTCATTCTGTCCCAAACATTATGCAATCGGAGCAAGGCAATCGACAATTGGTCGATATGCAGGTAAAACTACTCCAGCGCCAAGCGGACACGGCTGCGATGGCGCGTAAATGGGCGCAGCGATACGGGCGACTTGATGCCGTGAACCCTGCAACCGGCAAGAGCTTCTTCGACAACCTGCAAGAATGGTCTGCGCGCAACCCGCTGTTTGTGCAACCGGAGCAGTGACGCATCATGAACCTATTTGAGTTTGCCGCGCAGGAAGCGCAACGCAACGGCGTAGACCCTAACCTCGTCCTGCGCGTTATGCAGACGGAATCGGGCGGGAACCCGTATGCGGTTTCATCGAAAGGTGCAATCGGCCCCATGCAGCTCATGCCGACGACGGCAAAAGACCTTGGTGTTAACCCAAACGATCCGTTCGACAACATTCGCGGCGGTGTTCGGTATCTAGCGCAGCAACTCAAGAGTTTTGGGACGCCAGAGCTTGCGCTTGCCGCCTATAACGCTGGCCCTGGAGCAGTGCGCAAGTATGGTGGTGTGCCGCCATACCCGGAGACGCAGCGGTATGTCGGGAAAATCACCCAGGGCAACCCTGACACGCAGCAGTATGCAGGGAAGCCCGCTCCGGATGATTCGGACATCTTCGGCACTCCGAGCGGATCGGCGGCACAGGGGGGAAGCGGACGGCAGGTAAACGACGACTCCGACATCTTCGCGGACGTTGCTAGCAAAGCTCCTACTGCTAATGCTACGCAGAAACCAGTTCAGCATCAGCAAGCAGCGCAGCCGTTGACACTGACGGATCGCGTTCTCAAAGGCATGCGTGACCCCATTGATGCCGGGGCGCAGCTTCTAACGAATGTGCTTCCTGATAATATCGTTCAGGCCGGGAACCAACTCAACAACTGGCTTGCCGACAAAACTGGCCTTGTAGGGAAACTGCCGGCTGGTGGGGTCGACCAACAAGTACGAGATTCGGAACAGCAGTACCAAGCCGCTCGCAAAGCAGCCGGTAGCAACGGTATCGATTGGGCTCGCATGGCTGGCAATATCCTCAGCCCCGCAAACATTGCCGCTGCTTCCAAGATCCCGCAGGCGGCAACATTGGCCGGTAAAATCGGCGTTGGAGCGCTGTCTGGAGCAGGATTCGGCGCACTGACGCCGGTTAGTTCGGGAGATTTCGGAGACGAAAAGCTCAAGCAAGTCATCAGCGGAGCAGTTGTCGGTGGGGCAGTTCCAGCAATCGGCGCTGGACTTTCTTCGATTATTAGCCCAGAGGCATCACGAAACCCAAATCTAGCGGCTTTGCGAGCGGAAGGCGTTGAGCCTACGATCGGTCAATCGCTTGGCGGCACGGCTAACAGAATCGAGGAAAAGCTACAGAGCGTACCAATTTTCGGAGACGCGGTCACAGCGGCTCGCCGACGCTCTGTAGAGCAGTTCAACAATGCCGCGATTAACAGAGCGGCATCGCAGGTCGGAGCGCAAGTAGATGACATTGGTCAGGCCGGAGTCAAGCAGGCCGGAGACGCAATCAGCCAATACTACGACCAAGCGCTGAGCCAAGTTAAAGGTGTCCCGCTCAACGAGCCTAACTTCCTGAACGATTTGACTCAACTGTCGAGCATGTCCAAGAGTATGACTCCGGACATGGCGAACAAGTTCGAGAAAACGCTGGATGATGTGTTGCTTTCGCGCATGTCGCCGCAAGGCGTCCTGACTGGGCAGACCTATAAGACCATCGATAGCGATTTGGGCACGCTTGCCGCTCGCTATGGGCGGTCTAGCCAAGCCAGCGAACAAGAACTTGGCGACGCGCTGTCACAACTGAAAAACCTGCTCAACCAGCAGATGCGGCGCACAAACCCTGAAGCGGCGTCTATGCTGCAACAAGCTGATGCAGGATGGGCAAATCTCGTGCGCGTTGAGGCGGCGGCGAAAGCAGCGAAGAACAGCGAGGGGATTTTCACGCCTGCGCAACTGAACATGGGTGTGCAGTCAGCCGACAACAGCGTGCGCAACCGTGCGGTGGCTCGCGGCACGGCGTTGCTGCAAGACCTTGCCAATGCTGGTCAGCAGGTGCTTGGGAATAAGTACCCGGACTCTGGAACAGCTGGCCGGCTGTTGCTTGGTGGCGCTGGTCTAGGCGCAGGGTTTTACAACCCGATGATCCCTGTAAGTTTGATCGGCGCATCGGCGCTATACACGCCAGCCGCGCAGCGCGCGCTGAACTTGCTGGCGACACAGCGACCAGAATTCGCCGGCCTTCTTGCCAATGGAATACAGAAAAGTGTGCCCTTCTTGCTCCCTGCGGCGGGCCAGACAGCGGCGGGCCTTCTCAATCAGCCATGACCAGAAGATAATGCCAACTGACCCGGATGCAATTCTTGCAAGTTCATCTGTTGTCATGGCCTCAAGTTTATACCACCTTGATGGCGTTGTGCCGCGCGAGCATTTCTAGAAGCAAATCGGAGTAGCTATCTTGGACTTCCGTAAACGGTTATTGAACCTCTTGATCGCTGCCGATCAGTTTCTATGGGTACTCACTACTCTTGGCAACGGTGAGCCAGATGAGACAATCAGCGCCGCAGCATGGAGGATGGAGCACGACGGGAAAATCGCTGGCCGGATTCTCAGGCCATTGATTGACACCCTATTCCGCCCGTTCGAGAAAGAACACTGCTGGCTTAGTTACCAATCCGAGCTATCAGGTGCGCAGCTACCATCATCCTATAGGGCTAATAAATGACCGACGATCAGATCACGGCGCTCTCAAGAGACATCAAGCACATTCGCGAAAACCAGGACACCATGCGCGCGGCTATCGAGCGCATGAGCGAGGCCGTGACCCGGCTTGCCATCGTAGAGGAGCGCCAAGCCGCCGCATCGCAAGCCATCGAGCGTGTCATGTCAATCGTCGAAAAGATTGATGAGCGCGTGCGATCCCTAGAAGTCGCCGAGCCTATGCAGGCCAAGACAAGCGAGTGGGTTCAGTCTGCTCTGTGGGCGGCTGGCAGCGTTGCAGCTATGTTCATCGCGCACCGTGTAGGTCTATTCTGATGGAACGAATCTCGACGACGAAATGGAAGGCCATCGGCGCTACGGCTGCCGTGGTTGCCTCCATTGCTTCGTTCGAGGGATACCGCGACCAATCCTATGACGACGGCGTGGGCGTGCAGACCCTCGGGTTCGGTACAACTCAAACCGATTCCGGCAAGGTCAAGCCCGGAGACAAAACCGATCCCGTGCGCGCCGTGATTGCCTTGCAGCGCGGCGCGGATCAGCGGGCCAGACAGCTTGCCGAGTGCATCGGAGACGTTCCGCTCTCTAAGGGCGAATGGGACGCATACGTGTCGTGGTCATACAATGTCGGCACGGGAGCGGCCTGCAATTCAACGCTGGTGAAGAAGCTCAAGCAACACCCGCCGGACTATACCGGAGCCTGCCGCGAACTGCTCAAATGGACGCGGGCCGGTGGGCATGAACTGCCCGGGCTTGTGAAGCGTAGGCAGGCCGAGTATCAGATGTGCATCGGAGGCTTGGGATGAGCCGAGGGCTATTCAACTTCCGCGCTGTCGCAACACTCTCACTAGGGGCGGTCTACGTCGGTGCGCTCCTGTGGGCGATGCTGCATGACCGGCTAGATGTGCAGAGCTTCATCAGCGGCCTTGGCCCTAGCTTCGGCATGGCGTTGGGGTATTGGTTTCGTAGCTCGGAGCAGGCAT